TGACGACTAATGATAGTGAGTTTGTTAAACACTTACCGTGTACGACTTGTTCATCTAGTGACGGAATGGCTCTCTACTCTGACGGTCACACTTTTTGTTTCGTTTGCAATACTACTACTAGGGGGACTGATAATAATATGGTGGCTACAAGCAATACTCGGGGAGATTTATTACAAGGCGAAGCGATTAGTTTACCAAAAAGAAAACTTACTTTGGAAACCTGTACGAAATGGGATTACAAAGTTGCACAAGTTAATAATGAGCCTGTTCAAGTAGCAACATATTACGATAAAAAGAAACGACCTGTATTTCAAAAATTAAGATACAAAGATAAACAATTTAAAACACTTGGAGATATAAACCAAGCTACTTTGTACGGACAAAACTTATGGAATGGGGGTGGTAAAATTTTATGTATTTGTGAGGGAGAAATAGACACTTGTAGTTTATCTCAATTATTTAATCACAAATATGCAGTTGTTGGAATACCTAATGGAGTTAACGGGGCAGTTAAGTCGTTAAAGAAGCAGTTAGAATTTATTGAAAGTTATGAATCTGTAATTTTCTTTTTTGATCAAGATGATGCAGGTCAAGAATGTGCTAAAAAATGTGCAGAACTATTATCAGTTGGTAAAGCAAAAATAGCTTCGTTTGATTTAAAAGATGTAAACGAAATGTTAGTACACGGATTAGGTGCTGATGTTATAAAAGCTATGTGGGAAGCGAAGACTTACCGACCTGATGGTGTAGTTGCAGGTGAAGAACTTTGGGAAGTAATTAAAAAAGAAGATGAGAAAGCAACAGCTTTTTATCCATACGAAGGACTAAACAGAAAACTATTTGGTATTAGAAAAAGAGAAATAGTAACAATATGTGGTGGTTCAGGTATTGGTAAGTCGTTAATGACTAAAGAGATTGCTTACTCTTTAATACAAAAAGGCAAAAGGATAGGAATTATATCTCTTGAAGAAAGTTTAAAAAGAACTTGTGAGGGTATATTAGGATTACATTTAAATAAACCTATTCACATAAATAGAGATGATGTTTCTGAAACAGAATTAGAACAAGCATACAAAGAAACAATAGGTAATGGTAATGTCTTTTTATATGACCATTGGGGTTCTGTAGAAGAAAACACAATATTAAATAAAATAAAATATTTTGCTAAAGCATTAGATATAGAATATTTATTTATAGATCACATATCAATTATTGTTAGTGGATTGGAAACTAATGATGAAAGAAAAACTATTGATTTATTAATGACAAGATTAAGAGCATTAACCGAACAATTAAATATAGGTGTTATAATTATTTCACATTTAAAAAGACCAGAGGGAAACAAAGATCATACTGATGGTTTAAAAACTTCATTAGGACAATTAAGAGGTAGTGCAAGTATTGCACAGTTAAGTGACATTTGTGTTGGTGTAGAAAGATCACTTTCAGATCAAGAGAATGGTAAAAAAACTTTAGTTAGAATTTTAAAAAATAGATTTGCAGGGATTACAGGTATTGGTACAACATTACTATATAATCCAGAAACAGGAAGGTTATTAGAATATGAACAAACCAATAATTTTTGATATAGAAACTAACGGGTTAAATCCCTCGAAGGTACATTGTCTAGTTTTACAAAAAGATGGAGAAGAAATTTCGTTCGTTGGACGGGATATACCGAAAGGTATTGATCTACTTGCTGACAATTTAATCGTGGGACATAACGTAATTAAGTACGACCTTCCTGTACTTAAACGTTTGTATGACTACAATCACAGCCCTGATTTAGTACACGATACTCTATGTTTAAGCCGTCTTATCTACCCTGACATCGCAAATAGCGTAGATTACAAGTTGTTAGCAAGTGATCGTATTGAAAGAACATCTGTTGGTAAACATAGTCTAAAAGCTTGGGGTCAAAGATTAAATTTTCATAAAGGAGATTTTGCAGAGATAAATACATTTGATATATTTACTCCTGCTATGCTTGAATATTGTATTCAAGATGTCAAACTTACATCATTACTTTATAAAAAATTATTAGAAAAAGGATTTAGTCAAGAAAGTATAGATTTAGAACACGAGGTAGCAAACATTTTAAAACAACAAGAAGAAAAAGGTTTTGCCTTTGATGAAGTAAAAGCAAAAGAATTACACGTTAAATTATTAGGTAGAACTCACGATCTTAAATTAAGTTTAGAAACTAGATTTCCTGATTGGCAAGTTGATTTAGGAGAGTTTGTACCAAAAGTTAATAATAAAAAATTAGGATACAAAAAAGGTGTAGCTGTAAGAAAGTCTAAAACAATGAAGTTTAATCCTTCTAGTCGTCAACACATATCTAATAGACTTATGGAATTAAGAAATTGGAAACCTAAAAAGTTTTCTGAAACAGGATTACCAATAGTTGATGAAGAAACTTTAGGACATTTAGATTATCCCGAAGCAAAAGAACTTAACGAATATTTATTAATTGAAAAAAGATTAGGTATGTTAAGCGATGGTAAAAACGCTTGGTTAAAAGTTGTCCGAAATGGACGAGTGCATACTAATTATATAACGAACATAACAACAGGTAGAATGAGTAGTAGGTCACCTAATTTGCAACAAGTACCTAGTACACATTCGCCTTACGGTAAAGAATGCCGTGAGCTTTTTACTCCCTCTTTAGGTTATGTACTTGTAGGGTGCGATGCGTCAGGTTTGGAGGCTCGATGTCTCGCACACTACATTTATAATTATACAGGTGGTAAAGAGTATGTAGATTTAATTCTAAATGGTGACATACATACCTACAATCAAAAGAATTTAGGTTTAAATAATAGAAACCTTGCAAAGACAATACTTTATGCAGTTTTGTATGGAGCAAGTGCAAGGAGAGTTATGGAAATATTAGATTGTTCTATGACCGAAGCTAAAAATGTATTAGATAAATTTTATAAAGTATTACCTTTTTTACAAGAAATAAAAGAAGATATATATTGTAAGATAGAAGACAACGGATACATCAAAGCTATAGATAAAAGAATACTTACAATAAGAAGTGCCCATTCTAGTTTAAATGCTTTGATTCAAAGTTGTGGGGCAATAATTATGAAAAAAGCATTAACTATATTGTGGGATAAATTAAAAGACAAAGATGCTTTTGTAATTGCAAACATACACGATGAATTTCAAATAGAATCAAAACCAAATATAGCCGATGAAGTTGGTAAGTTAGCTGTTGAAAGTATAAAAGAAGCAGGAGAACACTTTAAATTACGAGTACCATTAGGAGCAGAATACCGTGTCGGTAAAAATTGGGCTGAAACCCACTAATTTAAAATGGAGAAAGTGGGCTTCAAATTGTTTATGTAATCAAAGAAAACGTCAAGGTCACGATTGTGGTTTAACAATAGACGAGTTAATTTTATTAACACCAAGTCATTGTCCTTGTTGTGGAACTGTATTAGTACCACAAGGTAAACAAAATAATTCTCCATCAGTAGATAGATTAGACGCAACAAAAGGTTATGAGAGAGATAATATATGGATTATTTGTCATTCTTGTAATGCTAAAAAAGGAAACACAAAAAGCCCAACAGATTTGTATAAGATTGCAGATGCTTGGTGGGCAAAACTAAAGGATATAAAATGCAAGTTATTATAGTGCTTCACGACAGAGAAGAACGAGATAAGATTGAGTACAGCATATTCGAAAAATACGGAGATAATGAAAAACCTGAAGATATGATGAATAGTCCTGCTGTGCAAGTTGGTTCTATATTGTCTGGATTTTTAAAAACTATAGAACAGCACGGAGCATATTTAGGTTTATTACCTATAATAGAAAGCCAAGAAAAAGAATTTGATGAAGCAGATTTTAGAAAGAAAATTAAAAATCGTGATGGCAACGTAATTCACGTAAACTTAAACACTATAAAACCAAAAGGAAACGGATAATGAGTACACTATTAGTAGATGCTGACGTAGTAGCTTATCAAGTATCATTTGCTTCAGAAGAACCGATACGATGGGGCGATCAAGAAGACGAGTTTGCAATATGGACATTACATAGTGATGAACTAGATTGCACAAGAAGAATAAAAGATTATTTTAATACACTAAAACAAGATACACAATGCAAAGAAATTATTTCTGCATTTAGTGATAAAGATAATTTTAGAAAAGAACTTTATCCTGATTATAAATTAAATAGAACAAAACAAAGAAAACCTTTAACTTTACAATATTGTAGAGATTA